TGGCACAACTCCGATCTCATCGCTCGCGCGTTGCGTCGTGACGAGGTGGTTGAGCAGGGCGCGTCCCCCGCGCAACAAGGTACTTGGGGCTACAAAGTACACGGGAACCTCGATGCGAACGAGTGCCGCCGGGCCGTCGTCGATGTTCTCGATGCGTTTCGGGAGGCGGTGCAATGAGCCGATCGTTTTTTCTTGACGAGATCATGCCGGCGGTTCGGGATGGATGCGTGCTCTCCGGAAACCTGGAGGGCCTACTTCCGGAGTCGCTTACGATCTTGCGGGAGTACGCCTTCGCGAAGGTCGTCGGCGATCGGTACGCGGCGATTCAACCCATGACGTTCGGGAAGTTCCGTCTCAAGCTTGGGCCTGTTGCTCGGTTAAACCGTCGCGACTATTGGGACGACGTTGAGTACTGCTACGAGAACGTCACGGCGGCTCTGGAGGCGTTGAACGCCTGGGACGGGGTTACGGAGCCTTCGGGATGGTTTCGCTGCCCCACGGATGCCCGGCGGCGTCCTGACGGCGATCCTAGTCGGGAGTATGTGCGGGCGTGACCTACGATGCCGAGCAGTTCCGTCGCGCCGCAGCGGCCTTTGCTGCCGTGCAGAGTCCCTCGCAGGGGGTCGCGATGTTGCAGGTGACGGCGATGCTGGAGAGTGCCGTGGCCGAGGCGGAGCGGCTTCGGGCGGGGTCGCGGGCGAGCTTGGTGTTGTTCCCGGCCGTGGTGTGTCCGAGTTGCTCGCGGTTTGCCCCCGCCTCAACGACGGGTTGAAGGACGCCGTGGGAACGCCGTCGTAACGACCCCCTCAGTCAGAAGTGACGCGTATCCCTGGTCCTTCTCTGTCGGCTATCTCGCAAATGGTAAGAAGCCCGGTATCCCATAACCGGGCTTCTTGCTTTTCCGGGGTATGATTGTGTTGCGCGATGGAGCAACAGCAGCTCGGTGGGCTCTACACCCACAGGCGCCCGTGCGACTCGGGCTCGCGCTACCAACTCGTTACCGATAGGAACAAGCCCCCGACGTATGCAAGGGCGTGCGGCATGACGATCGTGCTGGTGTTCTTTTGGTTGTTCTTGCTGCTGGCGTTCATCGGCGCGTGGCCGACCCCGGCCTTTCCGCTCGCTCCGTACTCGGGGCTGTTCGTGGTGCTGGCAATCCTGATGCTCTATTTCGTAGGTCACGGCGTTCACTTCCCGTAGCGCAGGCTGCCCCGTCGCGCCTGCTACAATGGTGGCATGAATCCGACACCGCCGTTAGCCGCCGTCCCGCCCGCAACACCGGTCGCCTCGCCTCTCACCAAGACGAAGATCGAGGCGGCGCTGGAAAGCGCGTGGGTGACGTTCGTTGCCGTGGCCGGCGGCTTCTGGATCGCCGGCGTTGCGGCAGGAGCAACGACGCCTGCGGCCCTGCTCGTGTACCTCAAGGCGCATTGGGTCGCCTGGCTTGCGACCAACATGATTGCGCCCGCGATCCGGTTCTATCGGCAGGCGCCCCCGGCTGCGTGACCACGGGCTGAGACGTTATCGCGTGGGCCTGGGACGCAAGCTTTCGGGTAAGAGGAAGACTCCCGCGGCGGCGAGCGTGAGGTCGAGGACGGCGCACGCGGTCGGCGGCAGAATGTGAAGCGTGCGAAACCGCGCGATGATAAACGCAGCGATGAATGTTGCGATCATGTAGAACGCCAAGTCGCGCCACCGCTTCACGGCGTCCCCTTGATGTCAACCATCGGATCGTCGCCCGCGTCGTAGGAAGCACGGTCGAACCACAGCTTCCCGTAGAAGCCGCTCTCGTCGCGCTTCATGCGAACGCGGATGTACGGATCATCCGGGATCCTCGTGAAGACCGTGAGCCCCGAGATCAGTGCGTCGCGTACGGCGTTGCGTTGAGCGAGCATGGCGTTCACGGTTTCCCCCGCTTCTCCTCGGTATGCACATATTGCGAGTAGTCGTTGCGTCTCACCACCCTTTCATCCCCAACTTTTGCAGCACGAGGGAAAAGCCCATGACGCCCATTTCTTGCAGGCTCATGCGCTCGGTGATCTGACTCTTCTTGACCGCCGTCCATTGCTCCACGGTCAGCCGGATCGGGACGAAGATGCGCTCGGAAGTGCCCACGCGCCTACGAGGCTTGACCTTCGGCGTCGGCAGCAGTTGGGATTCCGGGTCTTGCCGGAGGCTCTCCGTCTGCGCTAGGGTCGCGATGTCGGGAGGCGGTTTCTTCATTGGCAAACGTATCCTTGACCCAATTCCAGAGAGTGCGTATTTCATCGGCAGCCGTTCCGCGCGGGTCGAACTCGGTGACGGCTTGGCCGGATGCGGTCGCGCGGGCATAGGCTTGGCGCTGGCCGATGGTTTGCGGCGCGACCGGGTATCCCAAGGATTCCAGGAAGCGCGCCGTCTGAGGAGGCTCGTAGCCCCTTGGCGGGCATGCGTTGAGAACGAAGGCGCTCCGCCTTCCCGTGACGCGAGCGATCCGAACCGCGCCCGCGATGCCGGCCACGTCGAACGCGGTGGGACGGCAGGGCATGAGAATGATGTCGGCGTCTTCGACTGCCCGCGTCGCGCCTACGTCGGCATGTGGGGCGGTGTCTACAACGACCAAGCTTATGCCCGATTGCCGAGCGACTTCGAGAATTGCATGCACTTGGATCGGCGGCGCGCTGGCCGATGTGGGGTTCTTGGCCGTGCGTGACTTGATCCACGAGCTTGCCGTGCCTTGCGGATCGGTGTCGATCAGGGCGACGGCCACGCCGTCTTGCTGTGCGGCGACGGCGAGATGGACGGCTATGGTCGTCTTCCCGGCGCCGCCTTTTTGCCCAAGCATGGCGATGACGTGCATTGATTTCAAGATTTCAAGTTGCTAAGATAAAGACCTTTCCCGCTCGCATCGTTACCGCCGCCGCCGCTTTCCGGTACGATGGGGTGGTGAACGACGAACGCTACGACTTTGATCTTGTCCGCTTCAGGCGCGCTATTGCGGCTCGTCGCCTGCTTCCTGACTTCCCTTCGCCTGCCGAACTTCTGGAACGCTTGGAACAAACGGAAGCCCGCCGCAAGCTCATCCGCGAAGCCGAACGCTACGGCGAAGAAATGCACGAGGCTCGCGAGTGATCGTCGCCGACATGGGCGGGCTTGCCCTCACGCTGCTGGTCTGCTGGTTCTTCGGCTTGCTGATCCTCTTCCTCACGGTGCTCGTGTGGCCGATTCTGCCCTGGCCGCGCTTCAAAAGTTCGCCGAAAGCTGCGTGCTACGGTGAGAGCATGTCACACGACGAAATCCCGGCGCACGAAAGCGCGTCTTTTCGCAGGTGGCTTCTCGCTCCAATTCTTGCAAGGATTGACCACATGGCAAAAACATTAGCCGATCTCAACGTCTCCATCGCCAACAACACGACGGCGACCAACGCAGCCGTCGCGGCCTTCACCGCTGGTTCCGCGGGCGATTTCACGACGCAAACCACCGCAATCGACGCGAATACCGCCAAGCTCGCGGCAATCGCTCCCGCCGGCACAACCCCGCCAGGCGGAACCACACCCCCGGCCGCAGGCACGATCACGGCGAACCCGGCGAACGTCACTCTCTCCGCGACCGTCCCGACCCAGGTCGTGACCTTGGCGGAAAGCAACAACCAGCCCAACGTATACAACGCCGTTTCGAGCAACACGGCAATCGCCACGGTGTCCCCGGCATCTGGCCCCGGCCCGTTCACGATCTCGCGCATCGGCGCGGGCGCAGGCGCATCCGTCGCGTTCACCGACCAGCAAAACAATGTTTTGACGGTCCCGGTATCAGCTTCCTAAGATCAACCTCCTAGGAAAGAAGAGGCCGTTCCGGCGAGGCGGGGCGGCTTCTTTCTTTGCCATCGTTCCCAAATACCGGGGGCCGTGTTATGGTCGGAACGTGAACACACAACACAAAGAGCGCCCGAAAACTTTCCGCGTCGAGGACGTAGCGCGGATATGCCACGAGACGAACCGCGTGTACTGCCAAACCATCGGCGACAACTCTCAGCCGCTTTGGTTCGATGCCCCGGAATGGCAGCGCAATAGCGCGATCAACGGCGTGCAATTCAAGATCGACAACCCCGGTTCGACGCCGGAGCAGTCGCACGAGAATTGGCTGAAACAGAAAGAAGCCGAAGGCTGGAGTTTCGGCGACGTAAAGGACCCTGACAAGAAGAAGCATCCCTGCTTTATCGCGTACGAGCATCTCCCCGTCGATCAGCGTCTCAAGGACGCGCTCTTTCAGAACATCGTCGTCGCGTTTATGAGTGAAGGGATGATCGGATGAGCGCAACTCTTAGCCTTCCGCGCTATAAGTGCCACAAGGAAGTGAGAGCCCTGAAGCTCGCCGAGGGCATTGTCGTTCACTCTAACGGGTCGGCGACGTTGCATTTCGCGGATAGCAAGTTTAAGCCGTTGACTGTCCCTAAAGAAGTGATCTCGCGGCATATTCCAATGCCCGGAGATTACCTCGTAATGTACGACGACGACTACACTTCGATTTCTCCGGCCAAGGCATTCGAGGAAGGCTACACGCTTCTGCCTGGGGATGAAGCATGACGTTCGCCGTCCAGATCAACGACTCGCTGCGCTACGTCGTTAAGGCGCGCGGCATCCTCGGAGCCGTCAAAGCCGCGCTTGACGCGAGCGAAGCTCTCGGCGGTACGCCCAAAGAGATCGAGGCGGTTCGCATCGAGGTGTCGCCCGTCAGGAATCAAGTCCCGAAGGGCACGGGGCTATGACGAACCATCCCCCGCCGAAACCCGCATGGGTCGCGCCGTCTCCGACGCCCACGCCGCCGCTACTCGCCGACATCGAGATCATTTCGCAAAGCCTCGCGTACCACGTCCCCGTCGTGGGAATCCCGTGTTCGCCGCAGACGGTGTTCGTGACGCGCATCGTTCGCAAGCCGAGTCAACGCATGACCGTCGTGGTGAGTTGCGACGGCGCTGCTGCCGCGCTTGAGGTCAACGACGACGCGGCAGCGGGGAAGCGCCGTTGAGAATCGGCATCAGCGAAGAAACTCTGCGCTACGAGTTCGTCGAGAAAAGCGATCCAAGCCTTGACGATGAGGGAATGATCGAAACGCTCTGCACGCAGGCAACGCAATCGCCCGACGAGTTCATTGTTCTCAAGAAGAAGGACGGCGGGCTCTTGGGCGTTCCCGGTCGCGCGCTCCGTATCGTTGAGACGGCGGGGCATCTGAAGTGACGGACCTTGAAAAACCGCGCACCTCTATCGAGTTGTCGATCCCGCCCGCACACGAATGGCACGAGAGAGAGAAACGCCAAACGCGCGAAGCAATCGGTCGCGCGGCGAGCTACGCAACGCAATCGCTTATGATGGCCTGCGCGACGGGCTTTCCGCGCCACGTTGCATGCGGCGAGCAAATCAACGAGATCGAAGGCTTCATCCTTGCCAGGTTAAGCGAGGCGAACGGTGTCTAGCGGCGGCAAGAAGGGAGCCGCCCTCCTCGCGTTCCGCCTCGCGGGCAACGCCGCCAATCGCGAAAAGTACACGGGGACAGGCTACTTCCAGGTAATCGGCGCGATGGGAGGACGCGCTTCGCGCGGCGTCTCTAAGAAACGTGGAGTCAACAAGAAGCACCGCGATCCGCGCCGCACCGTCGCGCCGCTCAAGCGATCCGGGCTTGAGAACGCCACAATGGCCGAAGTTCTCGCGGAGCTTGAGCGTTGAGCCCCGACCTCGAACTGCTGCACGTCGTTGCCTTCCTCGCGGTCGGGGGCCTTGCGCTGCTCGTCGTTCTCGCCTCGGCGACGGCGGGACTTGCCGCGTGGGTTTGGGCGAACGCAATCGCCGCCGCGTACCGCGCGCACGCGCACCGCTTGCAGTTGCACGCGAGCGAAGCCGCAGCCGAGGTCGTCGAGGAAGCCGCGCAGGCCGCGAGGCCACCGCGGGCGCCGTACGTCCCGCCCACGGAAGCCGAGATACGCGCAAGCATTCTTGCGGCGCGTGAAGATCGCGAGTACACGACCGGGGGCAATGAAAATGTTCCCGAGGAGCCGCCGATTCCACCGGGCGGCCTGTACGCCGAGGCGCGATCGTGAGTAAGGGTTTCGCTCCGGCAAAAGATCGCAAGCTGAAAATCACGGAGATCGGCGGTCGTCCGGTACGCGGCGAGAGACTTCGCGAGCTTGAAGAAGAAAACGCGGCGCTTCGCAAGAGACTCGACATGACTGCGCCGATGACGGTAACAACGTGGGAAAGTTCCGGCACGCCGCACCTTCGCGCGGAAATGGCAGCGCGAGCGCTTTATCAGGAGTGGCTCGACGCCAAGCGCGCGATGAAGGTGTTGGGGTTCGATCACAAAGATTCGACCGACGAGAAGCTGCAAGCGCGCATCTTGCGGACGCCCGAAGTGCAAGAGATTCTGCTCTCCACCTTGGAGCCGCCCAAGGAACTCAAAAAGAAAATCATGGAACGCTGCGCGGAAAATGCGATCCTCGGCAGCGAAGAAACGTCCATCCGCGCGACGGCGCAACTCGCGAAACTCGCGGGCTGGATCAAGCCCGACGCCGGTCCCAATGTCACCGTGAGCCTCGTGTCGCTGATGAACCCTGGCGCAACGCAAGAGAAGAAGGTCGAAGAGATCGCGAGCGACGACGTGCTCTCGATCCTGTCTCACGAACCAGGCGAGCCGGTTCGCATCAACACCGGAGATAAGGCCGTCGAGCGCGCGTTAGCCGAAAGCAATGAGTGATTCACGGATGCACCGTAGCCGGATACGAGAGCGCGGAGATTGCAGCGCAAGCGCGCAAGCACATCAAGCGGGTGTACCGAGCCCAAACGACGTGCGCGTTGTGCGAACGATGCGACCTGTATCATGTGACCGTGAAGATAGGGCAATACCCGGTGCTCACGCGCTGGAAAACGATCATCGAGTTAATCGCGCAAGGCTTGGGCCGACAAGCGATAGCCAAGGAACTCGGCGTCACGCCGTACGCGGCGGATCATCAGATCACGCATATCCTCAATCACTTCTATGCCACGAACCGCGCGCACTTAGTCGCAATCGCCGTATCGCTCGGGATCGTAAGCCCGAACTCATTTGTCCCGAATGTCGGGGATAGGAAAGAACATGCCTGTGAACCACGCGCAGACCTATAACGATCAGCGCCTCGACGTGCTATCGCGAGAAGTCTTCTACAAGGCTATGGAGCAAGCCAAGGAATTGCTCGACAAAAAAGAAGGCATAAGCTCGGAGCGATTAACCGCGCTTGCGGCTGTTGCGGATGCTGCTGCCTGCGGCTTCGATCAGGACAAGGAAGCGGAGAGCGAGTACGATTAGCGAGGAGAGCCTCGACTTGCTTCTCTCGTTTGCGGAGAAAGCGGAGCGCGAAGAGGACGTTGAAATCGCGGCCGTTGTCGTCCCCACCGAGACGATCCGAGAACTCGTGCAAGAAGTCAAAATGCGCCGCGCGTCAGCATGGAAGATGTGTAGCGAAAGCATTCCGCTGCGATTGGATACCTGTGAATAGTCGAACCTAGCCGCTGACGCAGAAGCACGGCGGCTATTAGAGCGGTTCAAAAGCGACGCTCGCTTTCGCATCGAAAATTTGTACCGTATTCTCGAAGTCGAATCGCGTCAGATAATTCCACTAAGACTAAACGAAGCCCAAGACAGGCTTTACAAGACGCATATGTGGTTTCGCGACCGCAGGATGCCTGTTCGCATTATCATTTGCAAGGCGCGACGAGCGGGGTTGAGCACGGGCGTCGAGGCCCTCATCTACGACGACACGGTGACGCATCCTAATACGTTCTCGCTGATCGTCGCCAACGAGCGCAATCCGTCCGAAAACATCCTTGCCATGTGTACGCGCTTTTGGAGACACACGCCGGAATTTATGACGGTGTGCGGCCAACGCATTCAGCTTCGCCCACCTCTCCCTTCCCAATTTAACAATAGCCCTCCTAAAGATCGCCTCGAACTCATCCTCGGGAAAGACGAAAACGGCGAGGACGTTACCTCGAAGTTGTTCGTCGCGACCGCGCGTTCTCTGGACGGATACCTCGGGCATGGGTTCGCCAACATACACGCGACAGAAGCCGGATATTATATCGACGGCAACGGGCTATTTCGAGCATTATATCCCACACTCGTCAAAAGCCCGCACTCCGCGCTCTACATTGAGTCAACGCCAAACGGACAAGAGGGACGCGGAAGATGGTTCTATACCCAATGCCTTGACGCCCACGCAAGACGGAAAACCGAGTACGGGGAAATGAAGCTCGTCTTCATTCCGTGGCACGAGATGCGAAAAAGTTTCGCAATCCCGTTCCGGGAAGAATCGAAGCGCATCGCTTTCTCAAAGTCATTAAATAAATCAGAACTAGACTTATTACGGCAGTTCCCGCATATAAGCATGGAATCGCTGCAATGGCGGCGCATGATTTTAGCCGGGCCAACTTTCAATAGCGATGAAGACATTTTTTTGCAAGAATACCCCCAGGATTTGGCTACGTGTTTTCTCACAAGCGGGTCGTCCGTCTTCACGCGAAAAACCATTAAACGCCTACAATCGGAGACTCGTCCCCCTATTTTCGAAGGGGATATTTACTTCGGCGAGTCGCCCTCTAGGAACGAGAAGCGCCCTATTCACGAACTCGTACGCGAACCCAAGCTGCTCAACGGCGTGCAAGCACGCGATCAGGATTACGAAAGCCACGTCAACGAAAACACGTACCGCAATCTCAAGATATTCCGCTATCCCGATAAGGGCGAACGCCTCTTCGTGACTGCGGACGTTGGCGGCGGCAACCCCGAAACCAAGGACGGCGACTACTCCACGATGGGCGTCTTCGTCCTCAACGAACTCGAACGCGACGAACTCATCATGACGTGGCGCGGGCATATCAATCCGATTGCGTTCGCGGAAGTCGGCGCTGCGTTGTGCTGGCTGTTGGTCAAGTACGTCGGCGAAGACGTAACGATGCCGGAGCTTGTACCGGAATGGACGGGACCGGGAACGGCCTTCTGCACATACGTCGATTCAAAGAATCTCTACCCGGCGCAATACCGTTACCAACAGCCCGGCGTTCACAACATGCCGAAATCAAAGCACGTTGGTTGGGAGAGCAATGCGAAGACCAAGCCGATGATGGTCGCGTTCACCTCGCGCATGGTTGAGAAGGGCATGATCGACATTCCCGATGCCGACGTGGTTCTGGAAATGTCCTCATACCGCAAGCTTGATGACTTCGGCGATACCGCATCGTACGGCGGAGCCGCAGGCAGACACGACGACTACGTGAGCATGCTGCAAATCGGCTGCGCGATTCTCCGTATTCGTAGCGCGACGATCCCCGGCGAGGCTGATGCGCTCGAAGTGGACATGGGCAGCGAAGGCGACGACGACAAGCTCCCGGCGTTCGACCCGTTCGCTTCCGTGCCCGGCATGGACGGCGTGAACTACGGGGATTTCGACGAGGATTCGGAAGATGAGGCTAATCGGTTTTGGTGAGTTAGCCGCGCCGCCTGTCACCGAAGTAAAAGCCGATGATCGTCGTCAACGCTCCGCCCATCCCGGTTAGAATCGGATCGAAGAATTGGTCGATAGAGCATTCCTTGAAACCGACGGCGCTTGCGTATTGCAGCTTGAGTCCGAAGACGACGAGCAACGCGACGAATAGCGATGCTGCGATTGCAACGCGGATGTCGTTTTCGTGAAAGTGCTCCCGTAATTCGGGGTAACGGTCTGCAACGGGGAATGATTTGCGTTCGTCGCTCAAGGAAGGACGACCAACATCTTTTCGCCGTCTGGTGACTCAACGTAAATCTTGCTGCCCCCGCGCGCGGATTCCTCAAGGGCGGAATAGACGTTGAGCGCATTGCGAACGACCTCTGTTTTGGACACGCTGCGCGATTTCGCTAGGTCGTCTAGCGTCTTGGAGGATCGGTCGTTAAAGACCAGATTGAACTTTCCCATCCCAAAATTATACCTAAATTTTGGGGGCCTGTCGAGTCTTGCCTTGCTTGCCGCTAACGTGCGGCGAGAGTCTTTATCGCCGCCTGCGCTTGTTCGCATTAGGCTAAGATTAGCCGACATTCCCGCTCGTCGCCGCCTACGATTGGCCGGATGGCTCGCAGGTACGACGTGGCTTGTCCCGTGGACGGCGTTCTCGAAACCGTCGCCTCCGTCCAGGACGCGGCCGACGGAGTTTTGCGCTGCCCGCGGTGCGGCGACTTCTGCGCTCAACATTTCGGCCCGGCAAGCTTTCCCGGCCTGCGCGTGGACGCCACGGGCGACGATGCGACCGACCCTCGGCGCGTCGCCGATGGATCTGCCCGCTTCAATCTCGGGCTGCGAGGCGTTGACTCGGTAATCGGCACAAGGCCCGACGGCAAGCCGCAGCTCTCGTATAGGCCGCTCACCCACAACGAGATCGGCAGTCGCCGCAAAGCTCGCGAGATCGCGCTACGCCAGGGGCTAGAGCCCGCAAGCAGCGGCGCGTATCGCTCCATCGGAGGACGCTGACTCGTGCCTACCATCTCTCAGAACGCAATTGACATCGAGTGGTACGTCACCCTCGCGAGCGCCACAACGTACGCCGACAAGCAATCCGCCCTGGTCGCCGCGACGGCTCTTTCTGCCGCGAACAGCAATTCACTTACGCAGATCGGCGAGGTTCAAGAAACCGTCACCGCTCCGAGCTTCCCGCTGCTCGCGCGTGTGGACATGCCGTCGTTGGGCTACGTCGTGCAGCTCATCTCGTTTACGACGTACTACCCTCTTGAGCAAGCTCGCGTCGCGGCGTACGCGCTATCGGCTGCGAATGCGAATGCTCCGGTGTTCGTGTCGAAAATCATCGAGCAAGTTACGGCGCCCTAACGTATGCCGCTCACCTCGGCAATGGCTCCCGGCTTGGTGCCGTTTGAAGAGTTTATTCAAGGCAAAATGTCGGCAGCGCGTGAGGAGCGGTACGAAGAAGCCGAAGACATTGAAGACGAGCTAACGCCCGAGGAACAAGAAGAACTCGAAATCGTCACGTACTGCAATCGCTTGTACGACGACGCGAGACGCGCTCGCGAGCATTATGAGACGTTCGATATTGCCTGGGATTTGTACGCGGGCAATGTGTGGGGCGGATCGCGGTGGCCTTCATGGCGCGCGAAGATAAGCCTCAATAAGATTCGCGCGTTCATTACGTTCATGGCCGCCGTCATGACCGATCAAAAGCCGAGGGTTTCCGTCGAGCCTGAAGTCCCCGGAACCGAAGACGCCGCAGACTTGTTGCGTAAGCTCGTTGACCTTGATTGGTCGCGCAATCGTCTGCAAGGCAAGTTTTCCGTTTTCGTGATTTATATGCTCATTTGGGGCACGTCGTTCATCAAGGTCACGTACGATCCGTACGCCGACGGAGGCAGAGGAAAGCACGTTGCTACCGTTGTCCCTCCCTACCGCGTCTTCGCCAATCGTACGGCGACGTGTATCGAGGACGCCGAAGTTCTCATCCAATCCGACGACGCAACGATGGGGTGGATTCGTCGCGGCTTCCCCGACAAGGCGAAGCAATGCCATAGGCTGCGCGGGATTACGAACGCCGACCGATCAACGGGGCGCGACCGCGATTACATTCGCGAAGGCGAAACCAACGACAGGCAGCGCATCGTCAGCGCGCAAAACATCAACGGCCATATCACCGCTCCCCAATACAGCTCCGGCAAGTCGCAACAGCATCTCGAAGACGACGACGACACCGTAGAAGTCCTAGAGTATTGGATTCGCGACGACAAGCTCGAATCGTACGAACGGCAAAAAGTCGTCAACGGCGTGAAGCAAACTAAGCCGATGATCGACGCCGATGGCTTGTACGTCCTGGAGCAAACCGGAGAACATCCCGCGATTAGCGAGATTGACGGACAGCCTTTCATGGCAAAGGTCATGTCGCCCAAACAAGAGCCCGACAACGAGACGGCATGGCGCGCAAAGTATCCCAACGGAAGACTCGTATTGATCGCGGGCGGGCGCGTGTTGCTTCGCGACATTCCCAACCCGTTTCAGACGAACGGCTTCCCGTGGGCAATGGCAAAGGACTACGACACGGGCGGATTTTGGGGAACAGGCGAAGCGATTGCGCTCAAAGACTCGCAAATCGCGAGCAACAAAATACTGTCGCGCATTTACGACATCTTGGAGAAGATCGGAAGCCCGTCGTACAAGCTCAAGAAGGGCGGCGGCGTCAACGCTACTTCTATTAAGGACAAGCCAGGGCTAATAATTCCGATGGATGAAATGGATAGTTTGCAGCCCCTCGACAAGCCGCAAATTCCCAAAGAGTTCTTCGAGTTGTATTCGATTCTGCAAACCGGCATGCGCGAAGTCTCCGGTTTGAACGAAGCCGTTACCGGATCGGCGAATGCAAGCAACACCGCGTTCGCGACCATCGACTCGTTGCAAGAATCGGGAGCAGCGCCGATACGCGGCAAGGTTCGCAATTTCGAGGAAGCGATTCAGCGATACGGCGAATTGCGCGTGCAGCTAATCCAGCAATGGGATCAAGGGCAAAGGCCGTTACGCTTACGCCCCGATGGATTAGACGCCGAAGGGCAAAGCGATGTCGTGCAATCGTTCGATTCCGTCGCAACGAAATTCAGGACGTACAAGAATGCCGACTTACAAGGCAGCGTCGGGTTCGAGATTACGCCGATTTCTTCGCTTTCAACGTCGCCGAGCGGCACGTGGAATCGCTGGCTACAGTTGAAAAAAGAAGGGCTTGTAGATCCGCCTTGGTGGCACTCGAAGTTCCGCCTCGAAGGCTGGCGCACGCAACTGCCGCGCATGATGCAACAGCAGAAGATCAATCAAGTCGCCGACGCCGCAGCGAAAGCCGCGAGCAAGGTCAAGCCTGGGCAGCAGAAGCCGGGACCGCCCGGATCGCGACCGCTCAATCATCCCAAGAACCAGCAGACGAAAGCGCCGCCGAGTCACGTTCCAAGTAGACATCAAAACGCGAGTGTGCGATGATTCGTCTATATGATGAAGCGGAACGCATGCA